GAAGCGATGCGGCAAACCGCGTTAGCTTGTCACTATCGGTTTCGCTGGTATCAATGCGACTGGTTGCTTTCCAAGCAATGGCAACATGATGATAAGCAGCATAACAGCCCTTCTGTTGATCTGGATCTAGTGCAGCCTTCTTGCCAGTCCCATGGGAAGTAAACCCAATAATATAGGACCTATCGCCACGCGCACATAAGGGCTTGTTATCCCGCCCGCCGCAATCGTCGCAACTAAAGCGATCGTTATACTCTGCTGGACACCTAACGATTTTGATACTATCGCTCGCGATCAGACTAGGGCCCTCGTGCTTCCCGCCGTAATTGTTTGAGTTACCAGCCTGCCAGTACTCGGGAGCAACCACGACACAAGCGGCGACGCCGTCGCGCATTGATTCCGCTGCAGCGTAAAGAGACGGCGCGGAATAGTTAACGACCGTTTTACGCGGCGACAATGGCAGGGCCTTGTTAGACCAATCAACATAATCAAAATGGCAGTAGGTAAAAGCCGCGCCCTTGTTTGGTACGGCCGCTAATAGCGAATCAAAATAGGGTTGATCTATCTCACTTGATCCGCCACCTGATGGATTTAGTTCGCACGTTTTCGGGCACGTCCCGAACTGGTCACCAGTGCCCGCGCGGTATGTTGTGGCGATGCCTCGGGTTTTAGTTGCTCCGCTGATTTCAATAGTTTTCAACATTACACGATTCCCCAAGTTATGCCCGCGATAATAACCAATAAACAAACCGCTATTGTTAACGCTTCAATATAGGCTGGCACAGGTTGACGCTCGATATTATGCCGCTCGATTAAAGGCCTATCGGTTTGATGTTTTTTCAATTCTCTTAATAATCTAGTGTCCATTTTTAACGCTCCAAATAATTAGTTTAGGTTGGCAAGCCCGCCAACAAAGTAATAATAAATGAATTGTGAGACAAAGTACAATCTAGCAGGCAATAAAAAGCCCGCGCAATGGCGGGCTCTTGGCTAGTGGTTAGAGGTTAATAATCGGACAAAGTTAGCGCCAATTTTCCGCCTTCAATCAAATCATTGAGCGCGGTTTTTACGTGATCCTTTATATCGTCTGCTAAGTCCTCTTTTGCAATTTCCGATATTTCATCGCGATAGTTAGAAAGATCCAAATGATCGTCGATCTCAAAGTCATCCAACACGCAATCGCGTATCTCATCATGATGGTCATCAACATCGAACGAGGTCTTTTCCATTTCTGCAACTAAGTCGGTTAAAGTCGCCGCAACTAATGTTTTCACCTCATCGCGCTGTGCAGCCATGGCGGCATCAATGCCTTGTTTAATTCCATCATTAATCATGGCGGTAATAATTACGCCTATTAACTGGCCACTAGGCTGCTCGGTTTTTTCAGGCTCAACAGCGGGGGATTTGTCTACCCAAGTTAAATCAAAAACCTGCGGAAAATATTCGCTGGCGGATTGGTCTAATACTTCGTCGCCGTTTTCATCATGGCTCAACCAATTTCCCCAAACTCTGCCCGTGCTACTAGGCTTATGTGGTGGCGTTCCACCTTGAACTTTAAACTTTAGGGTTTTACCATCACGCGTTGAAGTTTCAACAGATCCAACCTCTACTTTTAATCCGTCAGAGTGTTGTAGGTTCCAAGTTTGTCCATCAATTGTTTTAGTTATGTAAATCATTTTGATTACTCCAAATAGTTAGTTTATGTCAGCATTGCCCGCCAACAGATATATAATAAATGAATTGTCGAACAATGTAAACGGGCATTAAAAAGCCCGCATAATGGCGGGCTAGTATAGTGGGTTAGCTGTTAGTCGAAGCGACCAATAATAGTTTGGCGCGTCTGTAAATCAAACAATACAGTAATGGCGCAGTCGTAAACATAGCAGACATAATGATCATATTGAAATCTAGCAAAAGGTGGCATAGGTTCCTCTTCTGAGTACTTGCTAACATAACAGCCATCCTCATCTATCGATCCGCCAAAGCCGTTAAAAAATCCACCGCTGCCATAAATATTATTCATCGTGTCGGCGATGGTATCCAGTGCAGTTGCTTTAGTGTTTTTAAAATCAATGGTATCGATATCAAGTTCTAGCATCAAACACGCGTCCGCAAAAAAGTCGGGGATCAAACCGCACGATTCGGCAAGGTAATCATTGTTCAGGGTCTCAACATCGGGACTATTAGCTGGGTTAAACTTGCGATCTAAAACAAGGTCAGATGCCCGCACATTTTTTAACATTTCCATAAGTTACTCCAAATTAGTTTAGTAAAATAAATCATCTTGTTCCTGTTGAGCTATCTGCTCAGTCAAACCCTCTTCATGGGCCTCCACCAACTCGTTTAAACATGATTGGATAAAAGCCCACGTTTGGATCTTATTAGAAGACTCAGCCAATAACGCGGCTATCTGCACTAGCGTAGCGTCATCGAACGCCATATGGTCTTTATTTTTTAAAGCCAATGTTAAATTAGTCATTATTGCTCTCCCGTGCTGCAACGGCAGCATCAACTTGTTGCCAATCGGCTACCGTTAAAAAACCTAGTTCAGTGATCACGTCCACCGTGGCACTGTCGCGCATTAATAGACTTAGAAAAAAAGAATTAATGATTTCAGTCGGTGCTTCTAATTCAGTAAATGTTTTCATTATTGCTCTCCACAGCCCCTCGGGCAGTCATATTCGCTGATATCAGATCCACAGCCTTCGCATATGTACCATGGCTTGATGTTCTCGCACCGCTCGCAGCGAAGTTCATCGCCATTATAGCCAGTGTTACCACAATCCATAACAACCTCTTTGTACCCATAACCCCGTGGGACATATTGGGTAACTTTAGTGGTGCATTTAGTTGAGCAGGAGTTACACATCGCCATTGCCCTCCAAAGCATAGAACGCTTCCATATTAGAGGCCGTGCCTAGTGCACAATGGTTCAATAACTCAAACACCTTTTCAGGGGTTTTTAGGCCTGTAAAACACTGCCCATGGTCACGCCCACCAAACATGTTTGGCGCACCTTGGAAGTATGTTTTCACCTTGTACTTCCCGTCTTTACGTTTTTTACCGACGATCATGATATCCATCATAATGTTACTCCAATAGTTAATTAGGCCAGCTTTTGCCCGCCGACTAAAAGATTATAGATGTATTGTAGATACAATGCAAACAGGCATAAAAAAGCCCGCATGATGGCGGGCAAGGGGAGTTTTATTTTCGTCGAGTTTTACGCGGCTTCACCCGCTTGGGTGATGACCTCGGCATAGGTTGCGTCATTATTTCATCAGCACCTTCCTTTCCATATAAAAGACGCATAAGCCATTCTAATAAAAACATATTTAATTTCCTAAAGTTTCTACATTAAGTTCAGTTTCGAGCCACACCTTGGCCCCGCATGATAGGGGCTTATCAGGACTGTAAACAAGCCGCGCAATAATTTTACCCGTGTGGTCTTTTAACACCGCTTCATTACATTTTCTGTTTTGACGATAGTCTTTTACTGTCAATACAGGTAGATCCGCGCCTTTGCTATTAGCTCGAATGTGATGCTGGTTAACATGCAGGACTGTTTTCACGATTTCACCCCCAATGGATTAGACACTCGCAACAAATTATCGGCTGCGGTTTCCGAATCAATGTATCTTAACAGGCGGTGCTTGGGTATCCATTTTAGGATTTCTTCAATGCCTTTCAAATCCCGATTGAGAACATCTGTAAAAATGCGGCTCAATGCTCGGTCAATCACCTCTTGGTTTCGTCGAGTGTAATGTAGATCATTGATCTCGTCACAACGTTTAACGATTACGGGATGCCAAAAGTCTCGGTCGATGGGTTGGTTCGCCTGATAGTTATCGTTTGCCCACTCAACAAACTCGATCTCTTCAGTACTGTTTAATTCACGATGTAACATAAATGCTCCCCTCTTCATTCTTTTCCGCAATATAGTCTTGCACGAAACGGGTAAGATCATGCGCCATTTCGTCGGGTAGGGGGACATGGTATGTACCTATCCCATACTTAGACCTTGTATTACACGTTATCTCTAGATTACAAACACAATCGTAATAATCATCATTGATTTTGGCTACCTGTTTATAGGCTTCTGCGTACACTGTATCCACAACGCGCTGTTTTTTGATCTTTTCGGCAAGTGCTAAGACTTCATCGTCTGTTGTTAGTTTATTCATACTGTACTCCAATTAGTTAGGTCAGCTTTTGCCCGCTGACCTATAAGACTTTATACTATTATATAGGAGATATCAAACCTAATATCGCTTCCCAATCAAAATCACCCTCGGCATAGTAAATAGGCTCAACACTTAAACCTTCCATTTTTAGATCCATAGCAGAACTACCGTGGTAGAGATATATCTTTTGAGGTTGAGTTTTAGTCGCAGCCTTCCTGACCAACACCCAAACGCTGGCATAACCATAGTTACTGAGCCACGCCACTTGATGTGGTCGCAAGTCGACTGCATTGCCTTTAGTGGCCTTCAACTCGATGAAATGGAATTGACCCTTTTCATCACACGCTAGGACATCGGGAACCCCGGGCATTGCCCACGTCTCAATCCGAGTCGTTTTCCAATTCCGCTGACTCTTCGCCAGTGCTGTTTTCATCGTTTTCCACAAGTCGCTTTCGAGCTTTGTTGCGATTCTGGGTATTGTTCGATCCTTGGGCAGTAACGTCGATAGTGATTGGCGCATAACTTTCCTTTATTTCTTGTAAGGCTTTCATAACCTCATCTTTGTTCATACTGTCAATCGTTCCAGTTCTGATCTCAGATTTGCTGACATAGATGTCGCCCTGCGCCATACCTCTGCGATATTCGGCTTGCACAGCGGCTGAGTAAGCACCATTGGTTAGTGCCAAATCTCTAATTGATTGCAGATCCCGTAAATGACGCTGATATGTCACGCCAAACTTTTCATCTAGCTCCTGTCGATAGGCCTTGATGGCATAAACAACATGGGGACTAATATGATGATTGGTAAGTTCATACGCTCGAGTGTGGGCAGAACTGGCAGGGTAGCCCGCATTGATAGCGGCCTCTCGCATAGTGATCTGTCCATCTTTAGAAACCAGTTCTTTAACAAACAGTTCTTGTTTACGAGTTAGAGGTTGGTTTTTAGTGGACTTAGGCCGACCGCGTGTCTTTTTGACGACTTCGGGGACAAACTTCGATGTTTCTTTTGTAGGCATTACTATTCCAGTTAGTTAGAGTGACTTACCCTATCATTTTGGCCTAAAACCCCCTTACTGTATATGCAGTCTCAGAAATATTTTTTAAAGAAAAAAATCTCAGACCCCCTTAACGCACTTTTTGATTTAAGGTTACATAAACTTATTGTACGTTACATATTATTTTGATACTTGTGTTACCTCTGTAGACCCTATATACACTAGGATGTATTAGCAAAGTTACATGGTTACACTGGTTACGGACATGTAAAGAGTAAAAATTAATTTTTATTTTCAGATCCTATATACAGTATACGCGTTTAATATGTTCCCCGAGCCGCGTTGCGCGACTCATTATTCATAGCATATGCTTTATTTTTTTCGTATACTCAAAAAAGGCCCACCTGATGCAGTACCGTTTTTCCCCTTCGGACTCCTAACCCGATTGATCAATTCACGATGATGGAGAGGGTGGGCCTACCTTCCTTTACTTTCCTACGTTGTTCAGCGTTTCGGTTACCCACTGGGCTAGCTTTTGCCCTTTTGCGAGCTTCACCCATCTTGCTTTATCTTTAGAAGTACATCGTAAGGTGAGCATCGATTCTTTTTTGACATTTTTTATGGCGTGGGTATTGCCCGTATTGCCGTGCGGTTTTTGCATGGTTTTTTTCCTTAGAAGTTGTAATCGTAAAATTTTTGAGGCGCATCCGATAATTGGTATCGCCGCCCGTATTTGTCGCACCACGTTTGTTTAGCTTTGCTGTAACGGATGCGGAATACAGTAGCGTCATCTAATGAGGTGATGATCCATTTCTGAGCGTAGTTGTTAAGGCAATGGGCCGAGAACCCACCCACTTGGAATTCCATCTTAACGGACTCATCTTTTTCCGAATGCATGGCTTTGATTTCGAGAGTGATCTTCGAGACTTCCTTTACTATCTCGTGCGGTTCACAGTCGGTCCACCCTAGTTGGTTGGCATATTTTTGTTTGTCCATAAGAATGCTCCTAAATGTCGGTTAATGAATCGATGTAATGTCGTAAGATGGCATCGTCATCATAAGTATTAACGAACGAGTGCATCAAAAGATCGATGGCGTGACTTTTTACTTCGTCATTTCCTGTGATAAGCATTGAGAACACATCGGCCTTATCGTCGTCAGACACATTTTCTAACAATTCAAAGGTAGACACTTCGCATCGGTTAATAAAAACCGAGCCTGTGGTTTGAAGTTCCCAAAACAAATCGGACCGAGTGTCAATTATCTCGGACTCGTATTCGTAAACATCGTTTGCAGGGTTGTTTGCTGTAATCATAATGAAAACCCTCTGCGGCTATAGTCTTGGAACCATATAGACATGGCCTCTCCCGATGCCTCGTTTAACGACAAAGAAAAGTCTTGTAACGCTTTTGACGCTAAGTGGAACTCTTCGTCGGACACGTCCATTAAATCTTCGCCTAACTCTTCGCAAACGGCAGTGAGGATGTCAAACGCAGATAAGTTTAAAGCCCGAACGTCTTTAATAAAGTAAGCGCCATCGACTTCTGTCGTATCAAACTTTATTCGTTGGTTTAGCGAGTCACCATCGCGAACTCTTTTTTGTTCAGTAGCCGAACGCAGGTCCCGATTAAGGGCTTGGTAATGGAGCTTGGTCAACGTGGTCTTTTCCCACGAATGATCTTCGCCCGTGTTTTCGTACCACGTAACTTTATACGTTAGGTCCTCAACAATTTTCAGTAGCGAACGGCCATCGTTGCACTCAACAAGAGTGCCGCGCACGGGCCTAAAGTTTGTGATTATTTTAGTAGTCATCGTATTCTCCTAAATTTCAAGTTCCGCTTGATCGGTGAGCCGCGTACTTCGACTCATGTGTATTTTGACACAAAACATTTATCGATGCAAATTGTTTAGTTATCACAACAAAAACAGCCTGAAACCCTTGCTACCAAAGGTTATGCGATAAAATGGGACTTGACATGCCCTATGATATGTGTTACA